CCGCGACGTGCACCTCCCGCATCTTCACGGCCTGCTCTCTGGCTCGACGGTCGCGCACCAAATCAGCGAGCAGGCGTTCGCGTGGCCAAGCGGGTCGCGGCTCATCCTCGCGCACCTCGACACGCCTGCCGGCGCGGGCCTCGGTCAGTCTCCTATCGAGGGGGTCAACGCGCACGCCGTGCTCATCGACGAGTGCCAGACGCTGCGCCCCGACGTGCTCGACGTGGCGCGCTCTCGAGCTCGCGTGCCGATGACGCAGGGCGGGCACGTCCGCGCGCCTATCGTGCTCACGTGCGGCATCCCCGTCGAGCCCGCGTGGTGGGTCGAGCGGACGCGCGAGGTCGGGGGAGCGGTGTACCTGCCGGTGAGCGCGGACAACGTGGCGCACCTCGGGCCGGGGTGGCTCGACCGGACGCGCGAGACGCTCGGCGAGCGGGACTTTTCGGCGCTCGCGGAGAATCGGCCGCTGCCGCCCTCGGGGTCCGTGTTCAGGTCGTGGGCGCCTGAGCGCTGCGTCGTCGACCTGGTGCCGGATTGGGGCACGATGCGGTGCCTCCTCGCGATGGACTTCGGCCTCCGTCACCCCGCGGTCCTCGCCCTCGCAGAGACCGGGCGTAACCGCTGGTGCGTCGTGCGGGAGTGGGCACCCGACGACGAGGCGCTCCCCGACCTGCTCGCGCGCCTCGCAGCCGACTGCGTGCCTCGGCGCCACTGGACCCCGGGCGACCGGCGCATCCCGCTCGACATGGTCGTGGTCGACCCGGCAGGCGCTGCGCGGTCGGCGCAGACCGGGGCGTCTGACCTCGACCTGGTGCGCGCGGCGCATCCGCAGGGGCTCGGCATGGTGCCCATTATCGAGCGCGACCCGGCGCGGCGTGACATTGTGAGCGGCTGCACGCGCGTAGACCTCGCCCTCGAGCGCGGCGCGCTGACCGTGGCGCGGCAGCTCTACGAGGCCGGACTGCGCGCTCCGGCAGGGCGGCGCACCCTGGCCCGCGCGCTGTCGGGGTATCGATGGGACGCGCGGCAACCCGGCAGGCCCGCGAAGGACGGGACGCATGACCACCACGCCGACGCGCTGCGGTACGCCGTGCGGCACGTGCTGTGGTCGCCGCCCGGTCCTCCGACGACGGCACCGGCTCCGACGCAGCAGGGGCCGAGGCGGTACGAGGCGCCGGGGTCGTGGCATGAGTAGGCGTTGCGAGGTGTCCGGGCGCGTGCTACTCGTGACGGTGCGGCGAGGGCCGCAGGAGGTCGATATGGGCAGGTTCATCCTCGTGGCGTTCGTCGCCGCAGGTTGCTCGGCGCAGTGGCAGTCCTCGGCGCGTGCGATGAGCGTGTCGCAGATGCCGTGCACGGAGCAGCAGGTCGAGGTCCGCGAGGTGGAGATGCACTACGCCTCGTGGACGTGGGACGCGCGGTGCAAGGGCGTGGACTATCACTGCACGTCGGCGGGGTTCACTACGACGTGCAGACCGGCGGCGGAATTAGTGGAGTAGATGAGCGCCGAGGGGCGCGAGGAGGATGAGATGAGCGACGGTGTCAAGGTGTGCATATGGACTCTGTGGGAGTGCAATGCAGGGCCGATGAAGGACCACGTAGCGGTGTTGCGCGACGACGAAAGCAACATCAAGCAGGCTGCCGAGCTGGCCAAGGCAGTCGGCATCGCCGTTGAGCGGATGAACTGGGAGCGCGCCTACACGTCCGACCGCTCTGTGTGGGAGGCTTGCGAGAGTTTCGACACGGAGTCCGAAGCCGTGTGGGATGCGCTGCGCGGCGGTATGACGGTGTTGCGCGACGGAGCCCCCGTGCCCGGGGCCGCAGACACCGCAGCCGAGTAGCCTGACGCACCGTGCGTGCATCGACTGACGGCGTGTGGTAGTCTGCGCACATGCCGCAGGCTGTCCGCGTCTCCGCCTACACCCCGCCCGAGGCCGTACCAGGTCGGGGCATCGGCGCGCACTCTCTCGCGGCACAGGATGGCGAGCACGCGCGACGGTTCGCGGTGCTGTCGGAGCGCATCCGGGCCTACTCGGTCGCCGAGCGGTGCGCGCCCGTGCGGGTCGGGTGGCAGGCGTTGTCGGGCCTCGCGACCTCGGCCACGTGGGACGTATCCCCGGTGGCGGATTCGCCTGCGTCGGAGGCCGCTGCGGCGGTCGTGCGGCGCGTGCTTGGTCTCGGCGGGGCGAGCTCCCCGGTCATCGAATGGGAGGGGCGCATCATCGCGCTGCCCTCGTGGGAGTCGCGGTTGCGCGACCTCCTGCGCGGCGCGCTGATGGGGTTCAGCCTCGCGGAGATGGTGGCATACCCCTACGAGGGGACCACCTACGTCGACCTAGAGCCGCGCGACCAATCGAGCGTGCGTCAATGGGTGTACGACCGCGACGGGCGCGTGGTCGCGGTCGACCAATGGCGCCGCGAGCCCGGCGGGCTGTCGAGCATGACATCGGTGCGGCTGCCCTACGAGCGGCTCGTCCACCTGGTCTATCCCTCGCCGGCTGCGGGCGTCGAGGGGCTCGGCATCATGCGGCACATCGAGCCGCTTGCCACGGACTACACGGCCACGATGCGCCTGCGCGCGGTCGCGATGCAGCGGACCGCGGTCCCAGTGCCCACCATCAGCATCGACGAGGAGGCCCTCGGGCGCTCGGCTCGCAGCGATGGCGGACCGCCCGACGTGTCGGCCATTGAGTCGGCCCGGTCGGCGCTGCTCGACATCGCGCGCAAGTGGTCCTCGCACGAGGAGGCCGCGCTGGTGATGCCCTCGTGGGCGACGCTTGCGTGGGAGGGTCGCCCCGACTCGGCCGCTCCGCTCTCGGGCGTGGTCGCCGACCTCGAGCGGCAGATTTTGCAGGCGTGCTACGTGCAGCACCTCGCGATGGGCTCGGCGTCCTCCTCGGGCTCTTACTCCACGGCGCAGGTGCACGCGGACCTCGCGGCGCAGCTCGCGGGCGACCTGTGTCAGTGGGTCGCCGAGGGGCTCGCGCCCTACGTGCGCGCCATCGTCGCGCTCAACATCGGGCCGCTCCCGCTCGCCGAGCTGCCGCGCCTGACCTACGCCGGCATCCGCTCCCCGCTGTGGGTCGAGCGCATCGCGGACGTGGTCTCTCTGCTCAACACCGGCGCGCTGACGCCGTCACCCGACGACGAGCGCCACATCCGCGCGACCCTCGAGCTTGCACCGCCCTCGACTGCCGCCGATGGGCGTAGCGAGCGCGCGCGGGTCGCGGGCACGGTCGCCATGACGCCGCCTGCGGGCGCGCTGCCGGGCGGTCTCTGATGGCGCTCACGACTGCCGAGCTGACACCGCCCGAGGCTGTGCAGGACGCCGCGCGTCGAGGTGTCGAGCTGCACGAGGCCGGCAAGTCGGGCGACGGTCTCAAGCCCGAGACCGTGCGCCGGGCGAACAGCATCGCGGACGGTGAGCCGCAGTCCGAGCAGTGGGCGACCGTCGAGGCCCCTGCATGGTTCGCTCGCCACGCTGACGACTTCGACCGCGGCGTCGATGACCAGGACGGCGAGGAGACGCCCGGGTTCGTGGCGTGGCTCCTGTGGGGCGGCGACCCCGGGCGGCGATGGGTCGAGCGGCTCAAGGAGGTCGACATGCAGCGAGACGAGAACACGGGCGCATCGATGGCGCCGGCGGAGCTGGCCGTGCTCGCAGGGCATGCGCGGGCGCTCTCGGCGCCTCGACCTGCGCGCGTGCTCCCTGATGGTGCGGTCGGCTCGATGCACCTCGAGGGCGGGCTCTATCCCTACGACTACGACCGCGCGCGGTACGAGACCGCGACCGCGATGGCCGAGCGCCATCCCGTGCTCATCATCCACGTGGACTCCCCCGGGGGTTATGTCTCTGGTGTCGTCGAGACCCGGCGCGCCATCGCACGAGCGCAGGCCGCAGGCGTCTACGTCGTCGCCTACGTCTACGGCACCGCGGCATCAGCGGCGCTGTGGGTTATCTCGGGCGCCGATGAGATTGTCGCGTCGCCGACTGCGCAGGTCGGTGGCGTGGGCGTGGTCGTGACCCTCTACGTCGAGGACGCCGAGCACGTGGTCGAGGTGGTCTCGACGCAGACGCCGAGCAAGCGCGCGTCGGTCGACGACGGCGACTACATCGCAGCGCTCCAGCGCCGGGTCGACGCGCTCGCCGAGGTCATGCTCGACGACATCGCGCGCGGTCGTGGCGTGAGTCGCGAGGCGCTCGGCGATGGCTCGGTCTACTCGGCGCAGGACGCCGTGGAGCGGGGCCTCGTGGACCGCATCGCGACCGACGCTGATGACTGGATGTTCATGGGCGGCCGCATGCCGCTCGACTACCCGCGCGCTGTCCGGACCGCCCCGGCGCTCGCGTCTCTCGATGGCGGAATGGAGGCGCTCGATATGAGCGAGCAGGTTGCGGCGCAGGCCGCACAGTTGGAGGCGCTCGCCCGAGAGGTCGAGCGTCTGAAGGGTGCGCAGCAGGCTGATGCCGCGCGCGCCGAAGCCGCGGAGCTCGCGCTCCGCACGCGGGACGCGGAGGCCATTGTCGATGGCGCCATCCGTGAGACCCGCATCCCGCAGGCGTCGCGTGCGTCGTGGGTCGAGCGGGCCGTCCGCATCGGCCTCGACGACGTGCGCGCGATGCTCTCCGACATGGTGCCGCAGGCGCAGGTCGGAAGCGCGGCGGGGCACGGCGGGGCCGCCGAGCCCAAGCCCGAGACCACGCCCGAAAAGGCCGCGGTCGCCAAGGCGAACGAACTGATTGCTGCGGCCCTCGGCCGG